AAACTCTTCATATTCTCCATTCCATACAGGTTGTTTCTCATGCAGTAATTTGCATTCATAATGTTTTCTAATTGGTTCGGGAAAGTTTGGTAAAGCAGTAACCATTAACGAATCATCTTTGCTCCGCCCATATACAGGGATCGATTGCTATTACTAGTACCTTGTTGAGGCTTTGAGATATAACCATTTTGAGGCTTATGCAGGTTGGGAAGCTTTCGGATTTTTGGGGGGATCATTGTCATTTTTTTTATCTCTACATAAAGGACATAAATTTAATTGAAAATCAAAATCTTCTTCATAGCAAAGAAATTCACATTCTTCACATATACAATATTCACATTCCAAAATGGCCACTTTTTGAAGCCTTTTTCATAGCAGCTTTTTCTTTATGAGCTTTCAAATGAGCCGCTTTTTCTTTAATAGACATATTCTTTGTTTGGTCTATTAATTTCTTTGGAGCCATTTTTGGTTTTGGTGTGGATGCCATAATTTACCCCATATTCTTTTTGTTTGCGACCGCGCCATCTGTTCCCTGGCGATTATAGGATTCCTGCAAAGGAAGTGGTGGCTTACCGCCTGGAGGAGTAAATCTTGGTCTTGTATCGCTAAGATTTTTGTTTTTAGGCGTAAATGGTTTTTTAGCCTCTTGAATGATTTTAATGTTGGGCATATTTATCCTTTAAAAAATTGTGGCTTGACACAAAGGTGTCTCGTTTGCACAGCCACGGTACTCTTTATTTATTAGCCATCTTTTCGCGAGTATAAGGCATCTTAGCTAAAGACGATCTGTCTTTCGCATCGATCTTATTTCTCACTTTTTCGTAGCTATTAGAAGCCCCAGCAGGTGGCTTCGGATCTACATTTTCTTTAATTTTGGAATAATCCGGACCTGAATTTCCGTGTCCTTCTCTTCCACCCATTGAAGTATTTTTATGACTGTGTCCCATTGGAACCCTCTTGTTGTTTCATATTTTTTTCATCTTCACGATTTACAATATTTTCTATCAAGCTAAATATCTGAACAAAATCAGATACTCCCATAGATTCAATTTCTTTAGCAGCTTTTGCTTTATCAAGAATCGCTAAAGATTTCATATGTTCTGATTCATTAAACTTAGTTATCACAGACATTTGTTCAAGTTCACCTTTTCTAATTCTTTCTTCTGCAAGAGCTCGATCGCTCAATGCTTTAGACTGCAAGCTTTCATTAACAATCTGCTGATTCTGCATCTGTAATTGAGCCATTTGTTGTTCTTGCTGCTGCTGAGCTTGTTGTTGTTTTTGAATTGATTCCATCAGCTCATCTTTATCTTGAATATCTAGATCCACCATAACCTGATCTGGAGGTATTGGGAAGCCATCCTTCCACATGAAGTAACGCTGTCTAAATGCAAGCTGACGTGTGGTATCTGTGAGAGGAGCATTAGCCACAACGGCATCGTATTTCTGAAAGGATTTATCCCTAAACTCGTTTGTCGGCTGCTCTTGTATCATCTTCGTGATCTTGCCTAGAGTATAGTTCTTTTGAATAATAGCCCAGTGCAAGCGACCGGCATTCCGCTGCGATAAATCCAAGTTGTCAAATAACTCTTGTAAGGTGGTAAGTGCTGCACCTTGTCGCAATTGCTCAGTAATTCCCACGTCTGAATCTTCCGCTTGTCCCAAAAGTTCTGGGGTAACTCCAGCATCTGCTTGGATGTTGTTTTTAAGCCGCTCAGTGACTGCGAAATTAGCTGGGTTGATATTTGCGCCTGGTTTGTCATTGATTGATCCTAAACGGCCTTTTTTGAAGAATCTTACCTTACCTGGGCCAACTTTGAAAGCGTCTTGATCGTCAATTAGCGCATCTTCTTCAACATCTACACCAGAAAATTGAGCAGCAAGCAGATCCATTTCTAATTGCGTCCTGTAATTTAGAAGATATTGAGAATCGCGAATATTTCTAATAACTCCTTGGTAACGGAATGCGTAGTTATTATTAGCCAAATCATGATAACCCACAAAAGGAGTGAAAGGGTACATATCAACACCCAATGGATTCGGGCCATCATAAAAACATGTATTGTTAACAATAATAGCAAGATGCACTGTAGGAACTTTTTCATGAACTATTACCACATTTGGATATTCATACTTTATTCTTTGCATTTCTTCTTTCGTTAAATCCACTTCAGTTGATTCATAAGTAGAAGGATCAACCACGAATGTTCCTATTCTTTCGGTAAGATACCAATATTCATCATATGCAAGGAAATCTTTACGCCTGATATTGTATTGCTGGGGCATAAAGGTAAATTTGGTGTCAAAATAAGCCTGGTCGTTAAGCATATCAACGTCTTTTTCTCGTCCGGGAAGCATTTGTTTAACTTGCTGTTTATGAAGATATTTACGTGTTCGAATAAACTGGCAGTCGCTGAGATCCCTTTCCCTCCAAAACGCATCCATCATTACCATATCTGCACTGAAAACCTCCGTCCGCAGATCTCCGCAAATAGGGTCTTTTCTGTAATCAATCCAAGAATGCAGAAGAGATAACCCAGTAATTCCAGCCCCTTCTTTGAAGGCGTCGCTAAATTTATTATAGGTATCGTCTATTGCATAAGCTCCTTGAAGGCATTTTGTTCCCTGAGATGCTGTTTTAGAACTGGCCCCATGTGTTGGAATTAGCTGAGTGCCTTTTCTATGTTGTCTTTGACGACCGCATACCATATTAACAACTGGCATACTAGCATTAAACACAAATTTCTGATGGTCATAGCTTAATCCTGAGTAAAGATTTAGATAACGCTGATCTCCTAGATAAACTTTTCTATCGATGAGTTGTTCCCAGAAATAGAGTTGCCATGCGGATAGATTTTGTTGATACCGTTCATCGGCTTCAGCTACTATATTTCTTTTACCGTCTTCATAGTATTGATTGTATATGTTAGGAACTACTTGGCTTCTTTCTAGCATTCCAGATGTCATGCTATATCCTTTGTAAAAATTCCTTTATACAATTTAAAGTATTATCTACCAAGGAAAGGATGCATAGGCATTTTATTTATTGGAATTGTTTTTGGCCCGAATCCTGCATTTGCTTTAATTTGATTTAATTTATCTGGGGTAAGGCTTCCTGGTCCTCGACCAAATTGTATTCTTGCATTAGCCATATATCGAACAGAATCCGCGGCATGAGAGCACCAATCATGTAATGGAGCCTCACTATAAGCTTGAGTCTTTTCGTTGTATTTTTTGTGATAGTTTTCAAGGCATTTGATTAGATGTCTGCATTTGTTTTCATCGATAAAAGCAATGCTAAGTAACGATCTAACTGCCTCGATACCAATTTGAATATCCATCTCTCTTGGCAAGATGGTCGTCTTAATACCTTGCTCGTATGCCACATCTTGAAGGGTACGTCCGGTTTGAATGGAACCCGATGCGCCATCATGAGGCAAATAATGAGTGCCGTACACATACGGTTTTCCTTGCATAATCTTAGCGTAGTGGGAGATGCCTTCTCCCTGTGCTTCATAGAAATCAATAATCCTAAGTTCACCGCCTACCTCCTGCCAAAATACAATACTAGTGCTATCACCATACCCAATATCCCAGGCAGTATGAACAGGAGAACGAGTCTCATAAGGAATATTGCAAATCCTTTTTTCATCTCTGGCTTTTTCGATAAGTCTTCCATAGTATGATCCCTCAACGCCTCGATTGAATGAGCAGTAGTACTCTTGCTGAATGAGTTCGTCTGATACGCCTTCGTTTTTAATGCTTTCGATATCTTCGTCATTTAAAACTCCTGTGTCTTTTACGGAAAGAACCTCGCAATACCAATTAGGATTGCTTTTTGCCATGCAGACTAAATCATAGAAATGATTTTTTCCCCTAGGTGTAGAAATAAACAAAGCATATCCTTTGTTAACGTCAAGAATAGGACGCAGATACTCCCACGCGCTAGGGGACTGAATTGCATATTCGCTAAAGATAATAATTTTAGGGTTGGTACCCACAAGGCTATCGATATTATCAGATCCAATAAGCTGATACATACTTCCATTTGTAAACCTTATTTTCATTTCGTGGCCATTCTTGGATTCAATGACCTCTTTGGGAATGTAATCTAGAATACGCTGACCGTCATTTGTTGAGCTATCCCAAATAACTTTTTTTGCTTGTGAGTAAGTGGGTAAAATATGAAATGCTGTCCATGGAGGGTTAAGCAGCAATTGCATGATACACCAATTAAATGCAGTAACATCTTTGCCTCCCCTCCTATGAACTACCCAAACAGCCCGTTTTGTGCCCTCATTGAGAGCTTTAATGATCGGGAGTTGGTATTTCCTTGGCTGAAATGTTAATGCCAGTTCCGAGGCCATCTTTATCAACCTTAATAGTAAATGAATTTCCTGAAGTCATTTGTGTCGCACTATCTATTTGCTTAAGTCTAGTTTTTCCAAGCCATATCAAAAGGGTATTATCTCCTTTTTCAGTTAAACCAAGGGCTTTAGCATATTGATGCGCTCTTAATATAGAATCGCCTTTTGCGTGTTTATCCTGGGAATATTGGGAGAACAAAACGCCATTATCACTCATACATCTATCATATAAAGTATAAGTACTAATTCCCAAATAACCAGCTATTTCAGTGCCTAAACAGCCACCAATAAGTAATTCATCTACCTTTTTCCAATCAATATTAGCTTTCGGTTGTCCTGGCCCACGCTTCCCCATTTCGTTTGATTGAGTATTGTCTTCCATTCTTCACCATGTAGTTTTTCCAGCGATTAACTATAATATCGCAATAGGCTGGACTTAATTCTATACCATAACAGATTCTTCCTAATTGTTCAGCAGCTATTAATGTTGTTCCCGAACCAAGGAATGGATCATATACTCCTTCGCCTTGAGCTGTGTTATTACGAATCGGTTTAGCCATGCATTCAATGGGTTTTTGAGTTCCGTGATCCGTTCTATCATCTTGATTTTTTGAATTATTGTTTACTTTTTCTATTTCCCAAACACTAGTTTGTTTTCTGTCGCCTTTCCAATTATGGTTATGTCCTTTTTTATGAGCATACCAACAGGGTTCATGTTGTGAGTGATAATCTCCACGCCCAAGAACCAAGGATGGTTTGACCCATATGATTTGACCGATTATAGAAAATTCAGATTGGATTAAACCCGTAACAGTTTCAAATGCATATTTATCACTGGACCAAACATATGCAACAGATCCAGGAAATTGAAAAAAACTTAAAGCCCAATTTGCTTGATCATCGTTTAGAACCTTTCCTAATTTCCTTTGACCTTCTTTTTTATTAAAATTAGGATCGTATTCAACACCATATGGAGGATCAGTAACCATTAATATAGGCTCTGCACCATTCAAACATTTAGTAACATAATCAGGTAATGTGCTATCTCCACAGACAATCCTATGATCATTAAGCTCATAAACATCCCCTAATTTAGTCTGAGCATCTTCATCTTTTCCAGGCTCTAATATTTCGCCTTCTTCCTCTGCTTCACCTTCGATTAATTCGGCTGCATCTAAATGCAATTCATGCTCTTTCATGCCTAATTCAAGAAGCTCGGCGGGATCATAAAGTGATGATAGCATTTCAAAATCATGTTCGCCGTGCGTGACATTATCTAATACAACACGCTTCTTTAAAAGATCATCGGGAACATCTTTTGTGATGATGCAAGGAACTTGTTTTAAACCTAG